TATAAGTTCTTAACCACTCTTCAGAGAAAGCAAGATTTCCGGAGCTGTAAGCAAAAGAAGCGTTGTGATTAATTAAATACATGTGCTTCATGTAATCAGCTTTCAAATCACCAGATTCATCGAATGCGTAATACTTGCCGTCGTGTCTCCAAGAGTAGTCATATCCAATGAGCAAGATTTTATCGTATCCGAAAAAGTTTCTTTTAAAATCATTTTCACATTGTGTAAGCATCACAACTTGAGCATTAGAAACATTTGTCGCAGCTGCAATGATGTTTTGGCATCCTGAAAGCTTTGCAAATTCTAGCTCTGATTGAATGATATCTTTATTAATGAAGAAATAGATTTTTTTCCATTCTATTCCCTCGGTCCACTTTGGATTGGCGCACACGTTGATTAAAAGAATAGTGTTTTTTAATTTTTCTTTCCATTTTAGAAGGTATTTATCATAGTCCACATTTGCATCACAGACCATGCAATAAGTCGGCTCAATACCATTGTCTAGAAGGTGACCTAGACTTTTATCACAACAAAGAATGTCAACTTTATCCTTATTCTCTTTTATAATTTTGATGTTTTCTTCTAGGGAATATCCATTAGCGCATGATAGAATTGCTTTTCCAATCCCAGTGTTTTCAAGATCTAAGAGAGAGTTCATTTTAAACTTAGAATGAATCTTTGCATGCTCACGCCATTGAGGAGCCCATTGTCCATAAGCAGCTTTAGATTGTTTCATGACTTGATTAGTGTCCAAAGTTTCTCCTAATAAAAAACAATACCGTTTAGTGTTAATATGCCAGCTCGCATGTGAGTCTCTTCTTCTAGTTGAATCGAATAATATTTAGTCGAGGCAAAATCTTGCCAGGTGACTTTTGTATTTAGATTTTCATTTCCACGTAATGCAAGCTCCACGTTTTCCATTAAATAATTAATGTCATTGTCTGCCGGATCTTCGGTGAATACTTTATAATTTTGATTGAATACAAAACCGATCACTTCAATTGTGATTTCTGATTTTCTTTTTATTGATAGCTGATCTTTGGCAATATCAGAGCTAGTCTTAGACTTTTCAATCACGTGACAAGTGACACAAGGAAAAATACTTGCTTGCATTGGGATCTTTTCGGGATGAATAGTTAAGACCTTTTGAACCTTAGTTGTCATGTCTTGCGAAAGATAAACAGGTGAAGCAGTAGTAGTTAGATTTGCAGCATCTAAGATTGATTTGATATTATCTTTTATTCCTTTAAGGTCTACACGTGCTGCCATTAAATGTCCTTTTCAATCATAAACTTTAAAGTCTCTTCTGAAATTCTGTCCATAGCTTTTCCAGAAAGCCACATGAACTCTCTTTGAGGCAGTATGTCGCCACCTTCATTATGAGCGAAGGCATAAGAAAAACCTGATTTTGTTTTTGCATTGTTATACCATAGAATGCCGCTTGAATTTTTTTTCCAGTTAGTAGGTTTAAAAGCATTCTTCATGCGTCCAGTCGCTTGAAGAATTTGCCCTGGCTTTCTTGGAGGTTTTGGAATGTCTTTTTTCTTCATGTCTTTAGTTTCGAATCTTATCCTTCTGCCGTTCACATATCGAAAGAAAGCTTTGCCTGCGATTACGTCTTGATAAGATTGAGACCATTGCTTCCACTTGCCTGTAGGTCCGCTTTCAGCTTCGAAGTGCTTCATCACATCCGAAAAAACAATAGCAGAAAGAAGGCCTACGTATTCATTCTTGCCGTTTTTAATATCCTTAGTTTTCTTGTCTAGGTTTTTTATGAAGTCTCTGACAACTTTATCGTCAAGAACAGCTTCGAAAGACATTATGACCTCTCAGACTGAATATCTGAAAGCTTATCAGAATCAATTTTCCAAGCAAGCTCATCGTCTTCATTGAAAGTAGGTGCATAATCTTTTGTAGTGGACAAAACTTGATAAGCGCTATCGCTAGCCTCGTTTATAGAGTCACCATTAGCGTCTAAAAGATCTGCCTTGTAATCAGCTATGAGTTTTAAATTATCGATTACAGGCTCAATGAGTGCTTTTCCTCTGCCCATTGATTCTGTTCCGCCTCTCGACATTCTTTGATACATATAGCCTTCTGTGAGAGTCTCGGCAAGAGTCGTGATCATTGGTGGCACTGAAGCGCTTGAAGTGTAAAAAGATCCAATGTCATAGCGCTTAGAGAGATATTTATTAATTTCGTTTTCAGCATGAGTTATTAGTTTTGAGCATAATGCAGTCGTGGCAGTATCAAACTGAGTGCCTACCATTAGAATTTCTAAACTAGAAGTCGTCGCATATACGCCCATAAATTCACTTCATTTCTGATCGTAAAGAATCAATATGGATTTTAAGTTCATACTCATTTACAAATTTATTTTCTTTGATCCATTCCTTCATCATGACCTTGAATTGTTCACCCAATCTTTTTTTGTCTCCAATGTACTCTGAATAAACATTGGTTTTTGTCACTTTTATTTTAAGGACTTTGTTTTCTTTCACAGTGAACAGTTCAATAACTTCTGCTTTTTCTTTTTTGACTCGGGCTTGTTTTTTCTTGTGCTCAATAAACGGAGTCCCGACTTCAATAGATTGATCCCTCTTTTTTTTGGAAGACATCATTTCTTCTAGCAGATCTTTTTCAGACATAAATTTCCTTTAGTAAAAAGGCCACCAAAGAAGGTGTGAGAACTTCTTTGGTGGCACAACAAACAAATGCGAACGACAGTCTTAAACTATTCCGTTGATTAAATATCCTGTCAAGCTTGCTACAACTTTAGGAACAAATTTATATTCGACTTCGATTGCGTTAGCTTTTCTTTCGTCCACTCTCCATTTTCGAACAGGAGCTTGAGACTTCATGAAAGTATATCCGCAAGAAGGCGTTTTAAGTCCTGGACTAGAAGGCTTCCATCCTAGAAAGCTCATAGAGCCATAAAAGTTAGCAAGAACAGAAGTCGCACCTTCTGCAGAAGTATCTTTAACAGCGTTAGGAACTAAAAGTTCACCAACACCAATTAAAGAAGCAATCATATTCTGACTGATTTCTGTGCTAGTGTACTTCACACGATCTAATACAGATACGTGATTCTTTACTGCTACAAAACCGTCACGAGGTAGAATTGCAAAATTTGGAGCGTAGCCAGAATTTGCAATAATAGTCGAGGCGCCAGTGTCATAGTAAGGAATTGGGTTTGTAGTAGTGGTGTTTGAAGACCATGCTGCAGCGAGAGAAACATTCAAAGACCATGATGTAGTGGTGAAAAGTTTCGCAACGCTGTCTTCGATTCTTCTCATGATAGCATCGGTCAAGTTTTCAGTGGTGTCTACATCAAGAGATCCTTGATCATAGTTGTCTGCTTCATCGTCGCCTACATAATCTTTTAAAGCATGAGCTTCTAAAACGTAAGAAGAAGAAGAAACATCAAATTGAAATTCTCTTGCTACTCCTTTGATCGCTCTTTTGGTTTCGGGGATTCTAAAATTTCTTTCATATACCCGATAAAGATCGCTTTCTTTTACTACAGGCACTTTTGGAAATACTTTATCCCAAATATATTCTGCGTTTGAGTATTTTAAAGAAACATTACTTAGTAACTGATTAACATGTAATTGATTTACTTGTGGCATTTTTTATCCTTTCTTTATCAAGGTATTGATTTGAAGTGAGGTCCAATTAATACATCCGCAATTGTTCCGGTCGCTGCGACTGTCGCACCGATAAGAACACCTACAACATAAGATCCCGCAGTCGTGTCAACGTGAGGGACTCCACGACCTGAAGAATCGGCAGCTACCATATTTCCACTTGTAACAGTGTCATTGAAATATAGTTTTTGAATGCCAGAAAATGCGACTGGGATTGAGCTAGTAGTATCTAAAACAGAATCTACTGTGATACCGATTGGGCGCTCAGTAGCAGCAGCAGGCACTTTTACTGTGCTTCCTGTTCCTGTAGTGCAAGTAACAATTCGATATGCTGCAATTGTTGATGCGACTTTCATTGAGATAGGTGCAATGTGACTCATAAATTATCCTTTCTTAAGTTTCTTTTAAAATTTGTTTTGCAGCGGCTCCAAAAGAGACGTTATTTTCTACTGCATATTTATTAATTTTTTCGATTTTTTCAGACTCAGAATTTTTAGCTTCTTTATTTCCTTGCTCTGAATTTTCTTCGAAATTAACAGAGAAGGCTTTTTTGAAAAGGCTTAAAGTTTCCTTTAAAAGCTCATCCTTAGAAACTATAACTTCTTTATCTTGTTTTTTAATTGAAAATTCTTTCTTCTCAGTGCTCAACAAATCTAGAACGTATTCTTTCATTGAAGGACATGCTAGTTTTTCAGATACAAGAGAGGTGAAGAAGGCCTCATCTTTTGCAATCTTTGCTTGAGCTTGTAACTCAAGTTCTTTCTTCTCAGCTTCAATTTTGAATTGTTTTAAATCGGCAAGCTCTTTATCTTTTGCTTCTAGATCAAGAGAGAATTTTTTCAATTCTTGTTCTTTAGCATCAAGAGCTAGTTTTGCTTGCTCTGCTTCTAATTCGAGTTTTATTTCTAACTCTGTTTTCATAGATTCCTTTCTATCGTATTTTTTTAATTCAAATTCTTTGATACAATCATTATAAATCCTAGGCGCGTTTTCACCTAATGATTTGTAATAAGCTAATATGTCATTAAGATTCATTACTGCGGGCGTATCTGCACCAAGGAGTGCAATACCTGAAAGAAGCTTGGAATAAGTCTCTTCACCAATGCCTAGATTAAAATAGATTTCAGCTGATACTTTCCTATAACTTCTTGCTTGGATGAGTTCATAGATTTTTTTTGGGATGTTGCAAAAGTCTGCCACGAGTTTATCACCTAAGACATAAAGATTTTTTACCCAACCAATAGCAGGCATGCCGTCCTCTTGAACTAGCTTTTGATCTAGGTCGTGTCCTAGTTTCAAATAAGGTGGTAGTTTTGTTTTTGTCTTTTCGAATGAATCGACTAAAGTATTGAGGTCTTCTAAAGTGTAAGGATCTCCATTCCAAGTGCCTACCGAAAAAACCTCTACTCCTGAAATCTCGTATGTTTCCATTTTCACTCCTAGTCTTCAGACCATGAAATTGATACGCTTGTATCAACCGTGGATGTTGTCGCCTTCATTGCGATAGTAAGAACGTCATTCCTATCTAAATGAATATCTAAATCTTTTAAGTTAACAGAGCGTGAATCTATTTTTGCGATAACTGAAGAAAACAAATCAAGACCTCCGGTGACCGTTGTACCTGCAATGTCATATTCTATAGTTGATATGCCTTGACTGATATAAGTCCAGTCAGGCTCGCCACCAAGAGTAGGATTTAGAACTAACCGAAGCTCACAGTTTTTTGAAGCATCGGCAGCGCATTCAAGAATCAAAGGAAATACTTCTGTTAGATTTATTCTAGAAGCGAACTCGCCTCTATTTCTTATTGAAAGAATATTAGTGGAAGTTGTTCCAATACCTGCTTTAGAATTTTTCATTGATAAAGTGTTTCTAAATTTCTCAATAAGCCCTTCAATAAAACCTGCAGCACTAGCAGAGCGGACATAAACATCACTTGTATTGCCAAGATTTTCAGCGATAAAACCCATTTTAAAAATTGGATAATCAAGTGATGAGGCTATATTTTTATTTGAATATTTAATTGTGTGAACAACAACAAAAGATGCAGAGCTAGGATTTTCTACTAAGAATTGAATGCCTCCAAATCCAAGATATTGAATTTTTATTGCAAAAACATTTCCTTTTGTTGGATCTAAAATGAATGGATCTGGTTGATCACCAAGAAGTCTTAAGTTGTTCCATTCGGTTTGAGGTATAAAAGTATCTGTAGTAGTGGAAGTTGATACACCTGCCACAAGCTCAGAGAAAGTCCCTGCCATTGCACCTGTAGATGCTATTGAAAAAGCACCTGCCTTGGCTCCGATTAAATTAGAAATAAAAGTAACAGTTTCTCCATTGTGCGATACTTCCCACCCAGGAAATACAGTGCTTGCGACTTGAAAGGCATTATGTTTTTTTGTTCCGCTTGTTACTGCCACAGTTTTTGCGACTCCATTTAGAGTGACTGTAAGAGTCTCGTTTCCAGTAGCAGCGGTAGCAACGGTCAATCTTTGAATTTCTTGTCTCGCAGCTGTTCGATAAAGAATACCGAATTGAGTCCCAACATATCCAAAAGATAATTCAGTGCCATTTGAATAAGCACCGGCTCGTATAGATGAGTT